CTAAAGCATCTGAATGGAATACTGCACCTTTGTAGTCTCCTGTTGTTCCAGGGTCATTTCCTGATGCGTCTGCTATATTTGAAGTTTCAAATATATTTACTCCAGCGATTTGACCTACTAGACCAGTTCTTAATGCTTCATTACCAACTCCTGGATTAGGGTTAGCAAATGTATTTGTAAGACCTGATTTCAAGTCAAATGCTACTTGAGGGTGGATTACTGCAGAAAGATTTTCTCCAGGTACACCAGCCGCTCTTAATTTAGCTACTGCTTGGAAAATTAAACTTGCAGACATTGCTGTTGATGCTGATCCAACAGTAGTTGAAAAACCACCAAATAAAGCAGTTAAGTCTTTGTCTATTTTCTTTGCAATCGCTTCTCCGAACAATCTTCCAATATCTGCCGCAACATTTCTTGGTGCCGCATTTCTTCCTAAATCTGTTAGAGTAGTCATAATTCCATGCTCTGAACAAGTAATTGTTTTAGAAGTTGGATCAATTGCTGTGTTAGATAAATCAGATGCTTCCGATACTGCTGCTGCAGAAACTGCAGAGTAGATTGGAACTTCAACTGACTTTCCACCACCTGTTACTGCATAGTTTCTTACAAGTGGTCTCATAATTGATCTTTCACTTGCTACGAACAATGCTTCTGCTACAATCTCAGTATATAACTCCGAGAGTGTAGAACTTGTGCTTTCGTTTGCCATTTTAGTTGTCCTTTATTATTTATTTGTTAAATTAATTTGAACAGGAGCAGAATCTCTTTGTTTGCGATACTCGGCATACTTTTGACGATCCTCTGCTTTGCTCATATCTAAATCCTGAATGTTAAAAGGTTTTACAGTTTTACCCTCGATAGCGCTCTGGCTTCCTGTTCCAGCAATAGACCCTTGACGGAAATGTGGGTTCGCATCTAAAAACTCATTAACTTTTTCTTCAATCGTCAATGGTTCTCCTTTTCCGTTATACCTAATATTTTTATTATTATCAAGTATTTCAACCTTATTATCATCTGTGAGTCTAATCTGATCTTTCAATAAAGATACCACCTGACTTGGCGATATTGCTTTATTTCTTGATGCTACAGATAGAATCTGATTATCAACTCTTTCTTTCTTGATCTCCATTTTCATATTTTGAATTTCAGTATCTTTTTCAGATATTCTTTCTTGCATTAATTTTTCAAGATCAGCTTTAGTTTTTGCTTCTTGAATTTGTTTTTCTTTTAAAGCATTTTCTTCAGCTTTCTTTACTTCATCTAATTGTCTTTGATGTTTTGACTTTTCTGATTCTAATCTTTGTTTGATTATATTATCAAGTTGCTCTTGAGTAAAAGTCATCTCTTTTGCTTTTTCTACTTTTGGCGTTTCAGTTGTAGATTCTGATGTTTGATTTTGAGATTCAACAATCTTTGTTTCTTCGGACATTTATACTCCTATTCTATTATTATGTTTCCGCTTTCATCATACCAATCAGGATTGACAAAGCTCCATTGATGACGACAGTTATATCCTCCACGAACGATAAATGGGTCTCCACCTTTTTTACCTTTCCAATTTCGTTTCCAAAGTTTTCTAACTTCATCTTTCGTAAATAATCCACCATTTCTTTTATCATATCTTCCTTGTCTGACAAGCCTACAATGATCTCTAGTTGTAGGGATAACATTACCTAGATAAACTGCATATGTTAATCCAGCTTCATCTGATTTTGCAAGGTTGAGTTGTGCATCAAATTCTCTTAAAGAATCATTTAATATCTGACCAGCATACCTTTTCATATTTTCGCCTGCTCTATCTCTTGCAAATTTTGATTGTAATGTTTGAATATTCTTGTCTAATTTTTGCCTTAATTGTTTAGCTTGTGCAGTTCTTTTATCTAATCTTCTTATTTTTACTTCATCTTTTTTGATTGATTTGACTAATTTATCTACATCTTCATCTTTAGCACTAGCATATATACCATTAATAGTTCTGCCTAATTCTATCTCTAAATCAACAGGATCAGCTCCTATCAATGTATATTGATATATCTTTTCTGATAATCTTCTAGTGAATGTATTTGATACATCTTTGAATTGTGTAAATGATTGCCTTTTTAGATTCTGGATAAGTGTTAAATCTGATTTAGTTAATTGTTGAAATTCAACAGGGATTCTGCCAATAGTCTTAAATGCTTTTTCTATTCTTTTTGCTTGTTTTGTAAAACCTTGTCTAACTACTGTATCTGACCATCTTAAATATTCTTTTTCTAAAACTTGTCTAATTAATGGTTGAACTGCTACTGCTGATTTAAGATTAAATAATTTAGCTTGATCGTTTAATGGTAATTCTTTTTTTGCTAATGCAATAACATCTCTTTCAATCTTATCTAATGTTCTGATTAATGTTTCATAGTATTCAGATTCAGCAACCTCTATCGCTCTGATTCGATAACTTGCAAAGTCTTCTACTATATTCGCCATTCATTAAAC